GGAGATCCTCATGGTGGTGTTTTCGTTACTCAGGTTATTTCTCTTGCTCAACCAGCAACTAGTCTGAGAGTTCTTATTGCAGCAAATAGACAAGAAAGCGCCGATTTTAGAGTCTTTTACAGACTATTTAAAGCAGATTCTAGTGATATTCCACAAAGTTATGTACCATTTCCTGGTTATGATAATTTAATTGATACTGATGGTGATGGATTTGGTGATCGTGTAATCAATTTAAATAAAAATAGTGGAAGAGCGGATGCCTTTGTATCACCAAATGATCCAATTGGTTTTTCTGAATATCAATTCACCGCAAATAATCTAGATCAATTTAATGGATTTGCAATTAAGATCGTAATGTCTTCCACAAATGAATCAACTCCTGTAAAACTTAAAGATTTTAGATGTATCGCTCTTGCCTAATATGACAGATAATAATAATTTAATTCCAGTTGAGGGTCATAATAATCTTTTTAGAGACCGTGATACTGGTGCCATTCTTAATAATGATAAATCTGGTTATGTGCAATATATGAGATTAAAAGAACAACGCCAAAGAGAAAAAAGTGAATTGGACCAAATAAAAAAAGATATTGATGAAATTAAATTTTTACTTAGGGAGATTACTAATGGATCCAGACAAAATTAATTTAGAAAATCTTAGCAAGAGTTTTGAGTATTTTAAAGTTGCGTCTGAAATTGATAATATTGATTGCGTAGATACTCTTAGAAATATTGCAAAATCTTATATAAAACTTTATTTTAAACAACAAGAAGTTATTTCTTCCTTTGGATCGATTGGATTTAATCAAGTATAAATATATTTTAGATCCTGAACTGTTTATAAATGGCAGAAATTAAGGTCAGAGTAGGACAACAACCTGCAGTAAAAGTTATATCTTCACTTGCTGGTGCTCAAGGTCTTTCTTTGTCTGAACTTAGTGACGTTAATGCAACAAATTTACTTGATGGTATGGTTCTAGTTTATAATGGTGCCACTAGAAAATGGGACGCTACATTAACCCTTACACCAGGGGCAACACAGAATTTAGACATCAACGGGGGAAATTTCTAAAATGGCAAGTATTATCAGGATCAAAAGATCCTCAGGTACTAACAAACCTTCCAGTCTAAATTGGGGTGAATTAGCATACGTAACAGGTATTGGAAGTTACGGTGGAATTAATCAATATAAAGATAGGATTTTTGTTGGCGACGATGGTAATAATGTAAATCCTGTTGGTGGTTATTATTATACTTCTATGATGGAGCACCAGCCAGGAACAATTGCTGGTGTGCAAAATACTAGAAATTCTGATAATGGAGTTGTTGCAGTTCTTGCACCAGCAACAAATTCTGGACTTTCTGGCGCATCTTCTCTTAAAGTTGACCAGTGGAACGTTGATAATATCCGTATTGATGTAAATACAATTTCATCAACTAATACAGATGGTGATATTATTTTAGATCCAAATGGAACTGGTGAAGTTAATATTGTAGATGACAATTATCTTAGTTTTGGTAATGATAAAGATGTAAAACTCAGATACGACGAAGCTACTGATAATAGATTTGAGATTGAAGGAGCAGACTGGGCATTTGCTAATGGTGTTGCGATTAACATTGGAGATGTTACAGAATCATATGATAAAGACAGTGGTGCTCTTGTAGTTGAGGGTGGAGTTGGTATTGAAAAAAATCTGAATGTTGGCGGAACAATTAGTGTTACTGGACATTCAACATTTGATCAAGTTAAAATTCAAGATAATGTAATATCAACTATTTCTGGAAATGAACTTTATTTAGATCCATATCCAGATGGATTGAGTAATGAAGGCACAGTCATCGTTAAAGGTAACCTTCAAGTAGATGGCACCACAACATCAATAAATTCGACGACGGTTGATATTAATGATCCTATTATTGTTCTGGGAGATGTAACCAGCGCCAGAACAGTAATGACAACGGTTGTTTCTGGTGTTAGCACTATTCGTCTAGATTCAGTTGTTGGTATTAATACTGGAGATATTGTTAGTGGAAATGCTGGTCTAAATGTTGGTGCCGCAAATACTGTTACCGCATATGATACTGTAAATAAGATTATTACCTTAACCGATCCAACTATTTCCGGAATTGCAACAACCACCCAGTTAATAATAACTCACGCTTACGATACTAACACTGATCGTGGTATTGCTTTTAATTATAATACTAGTTCTGGAACCGCCAATAATAAACTAGGTTTCTTTGGTTTTGAAGATAGTTCAATTGCTAGTAGTACTGCTGGACCTCTAAATCATGGTACTCATGCAGATGATAGCAGAAGATGGACTTATGTTCCAGATTCTACTATCACAAATAGTGTCGTAACAGGAACTAAAGGATTTTTAGATGTTAAGGGTGTATATTACCAATCTGGTGATTTTGACATAAATGGTGTTGTATATTTTGACAGTGAAGGATTACAAAGATCAACTAATAATCCAGCGTCTCCTGTAATTACTTCAAAACAAGTATTAACTGCAATTACAAAAATTACTATAGATTTACCATCAGCAATTACAGTTACTGCTGGGGATTTAATCCGCCAAGATACGAGTAATGCATATGGAATTGTTGAAACTGGTGGAACATTGTCATCCGTCGATTTGATTGGTGTTGAAGGAACTTTTGTTAATACTTATAACATTAGAAAAGAAGGTGACAATGGTTCAATCCAAAATTTATCTGTGATACCCTCTACCGTTACTACGATATATACTAACAAACCACATTGGACTTCGACATTAGATGGAGGTACTTTCTAAAATATGACCAGAGACAGTGAAGTTGATGTAAATGTTTTAATGCGTTTATATAATCAAAAATTAGCAGCACTAACTAATCAAAATATTTTATTAGAAGCAAAACTTCAAACTTTATCAGACGATTTTGCTCAAGAAAAGAATGAACTTTTAGAAACAAATAGTGATCTTCAAAATCAGATTGATGAATTAAAAAAATTTAAAAAATCCGAAGAGTAGAGAAAAATGGCTCAACCAGCAACTAGGCAAGGACTTATTGATTACTGTCTAAGGCGTCTAGGAGCGCCTGTGCTGGAAATTAACGTCGATGATGATCAAATAGACGACCTAGTAGATGATGCCCTTCAATACTTCAATGAGCGCCATTTCGATGGCGTTGAAAGAATGTATTTAAAGTATCAAATAACTAGTGATGATATTAATAGAGGTAGTGCGACTTCGAAGGCACCAAGAGGTCCAGGAATTACTACCACGACTGGAACAAGCACTATTGCTGGATATGGAACTACAACTTTTAATTGGTATGAATCTTCCAATTATATTCAAGTTCCAGATTCAGTAATTGGTATTGAGAATATTTTTAAATTTGATACTAGTTCTATTTCAGGTGGAATGTTCAGTATCAAATATCAATTATTTTTAAACGATTTATATTATTTCAATTCTGTAGAACTTTTACAATATTCTATGGTTAAATCTTATCTTTCGGATATTGATTTTCTCCTCACAACCGATAAACAGATAAGATTTAATAAAAGACAAAATAGACTTTATTTGGATATTGAATGGGGAGCACAATCTGCAGGAAATTTTATTGTTTTGGATTGTTATAGAATTTTAAATCCAAATGATTTTCCAAAAGTTTATAATGATAGTTTCTTAAAAAGGTATTTGACTGCATTAATTAAAAGACAGTGGGGACAGAATCTTATTAAATTTAGAGGAGTTAAATTGCCTGGTGGATTGGAATTTAATGGTAGGGAAATATATGAAGATGCAGAAAGAGAAATTGATGAAATAACAAAGAGAATGTCAATGGATTACGAACTTCCACCATACGATTTTATTGGATAATGGCACTTAATCCATTTTTCTTAAAGGGAACATCTTCCGAACAAAGATTGGTTCAAGATTTAATAAACGAACATCTCAGGATGCACGGTATTGAAGTCGTTTATATTCCAAGAAAGTTTGTTAATAAAAAAACTATAATAGAGGAAGTTCAAACTTCTAGATTTGATGATAATTTTGCGATTGAAGCATATGTTAATACTTACGATGGATATTCAGGAGCTGGTGACATATTAACAAAATTTGGGATGAGTTTAAGAGATGAGTTATTAATAACTATTTCAAAAGAAAGATTTGAAGATTTTATAGCACCATTTTTGGGAGCACTAGATGATGGTAGTGGAGAAGGTGAGATTGTACTATCAACTAGACCAAGAGAGGGTGATTTGGTTTATTTTCCACTTGGACAAAGACTTTTTGAAGTTAAATTTGTAGAGCATGAACAACCTTTTTATCAGTTAGGAAAAAATTATGTTTACGAATTAAAGTGTGAGCTATTTGAATATGAAGATGAAATTATTGATACTTCAATTGAAGAAATAGACACGCAAGTGGATGAGGAAGGATATATTACAACACTTAAATTAATTGGTGTCGGAAGAACAGCAACGGCTTCCGCAACGATTCTTGGATCAGTTAATTCTGGATATATTCGTCAAATTTTCTTAAATAAAGATGGAAGTGGATATACTACAAATCCTGTAGTTGCTATCAGTAGTTCGCCAACAGGATTATCTGGAGATAATGCTACGGCGGTTGCGATAACAACAGTTCGTGGTGGTGTTAGGTCGGTTGAAAGAATTTATTTAACAAACGCCGGTGCAGGTTATACCGTCCCACCAATTATAACTATTTCTGGAGGTGGTGGTAGTGGGGCAGCTGCTACTTGTTCTATTGAAACAACATACAGTGGTGTAATTAGATTCATTGTAAATGATGGTGGTATTGGATATGGAACTGCACCAGTTATTACAGTTTCTACTCCTGGACAACTAGCAATCAGTGGAGTTGGGCAAACTGCAGTTGGCATTGCATCAATGGGAATAGTTGGAACTGATAATGCTGTAAGGGCAATATACATTTCAAATCCTGGATTCGGATACACTTCTACACCAACCGTTACGATTGCAAATCCAGAAAGATTAACAGGAATCGGAACATATCTATTCAATGAAATTGTAAGGGGTTCCAGATCTCAAACAAGAGCAAGAGTTAAAAATTGGGATAAAGATACAAACATTCTCAAAATTTCTAATGCTGGTATTGGAGAAACACAATCTCCATTCTTTCCAGGAGAAACAATTATTGGAACGGAGTCGGGAGCATTGTATACCGTTCAAGGATACGAACAAATGGATACATATGATAAATACAGTCAAAATGACGAAATTGAAGAAGAAGCAGATCTCATTATAGATTTTTCAGAGTCAAATCCATTTGGTAATTACTAATGTTAGGAACTTATTATTATCACGAAATTATAAGAAAGACTATTATTGCTTTCGGAACATTATTTAATCAAATCCATATTAGACACACTGATCAAGATGGAAATAATATAAGTGATATGAGAGTTCCTATTGCTTATGGTCCAAGACAAAAATTTCTTGCAAGAATTCAACAACAACCAGAATTAAACAAGGCAACTCAAATTTCATTACCTAGAATGTCATTTGAGATGACTTCAATTCAATATGATCCAACAAGAAAAACAAGCGTAACTCAAACATTTAAAGCATGTGATGATGGTGGTAGGATAAAAAAAGTCTTTATGCCAGTTCCATACAACATTGGTTTTGAGTTAAATATTTTAACTAAGTTAAATGATGATGCTTTACAAATTGTAGAGCAAGTATTACCTTATTTTCAACCAGGATTTAATCTTACAATAGACTTAGTTGATTCAATTGGTGAAAAAAGAGATATACCAATGGTTCTTGAAAATATATCTTTTCAAGATGATTATGAAGGGGATTTTTCTACAAGAAGAGCTCTAATATACACTTTATCATTTACAGCAAAAACTTATCTGTTCGGTCCCATTGCAGAAAGTTCTGATGGTCTCATTCGCAAAGTACAAGTTGATTTGTATACTAGCACGGATACCGAAAATGCAAAGAGAGAATTAAGATATACTGTAACTCCCGATCCATACGATGCGGACCCTGACGATGACTTCGGTTTTAATGAGGAATGGACGTTTTTCTCAGACGGAAAAGATTATAGCCCAACTCGCAAAATTGATATTTAATAATTATGCCCAATAATTACAATAAATTAGATGAAGCTCTGAATATTAAGAGTGAAATTGTAGAAGTTGAAAAAGAAACGCCCATTGTTAGAGTTGAACCTTCAAATAGTAATGATATAAAAAAAGATTATGAATATACTCGTGCTAACCTGTATTCTCTAATAGAAAAGGGTCAAGAAGCAATTAATGGAATCATGGAACTCGCCGGAGAATCCGACTCTCCAAGAGCATATGAAGTAGCTGGTCAATTAATTAAAAGTGTTGGTGATGTAACTGATAAATTAATAGATTTGCAAAAAAAATTAAAAGATGTTGAGGAAGATGTTGTGAAATCTCCAAGTACCATTACTAATAATGCCGTTTTTGTGGGGTCTACTTCAGAACTTTCAAAATTACTCAAACAAGGTTTTCTAAATAATAAAGAGTAATTTCTTATTCAATGAGTTGGTCTAATGACTATAAAAAATCGATAGACTGTGATAATCCGAAAGGATTTTCACAAAAGGCTCATTGTGATGCTCGTAAAAAAAGAGCAACTGGTGAAGAAACAAAATCCAAATCACCATTTACAGAAGAAACTAAATCGGGAGATGAAGGACTTCGTGATTGGTTTAGAAAATCTAAATCATCTGATGGAAAACCAGGATGGGTTCAACTGGGTGGAAAATGGGCAGGAAAACCCTGTGCTCGTCAACCAGGTCAAACTTCTACTCCAAAATGTGGAAGCTCTAAAATGTCTGCAGATCTTTCTCCAGAAGAAGAAGAGAGAGCAAGAAGAAGAAAAAATCGTTTAGACCCAAACCAACCAGAAAAAACTGGTGGATCAAAACCAACAAATGTAAGAACTGAGGAAATGAATTTACAAGAAGTAAAGGACAAACCAGGCAAAGGTAGTGGT